AGTACCTTAAGGTTAAATGGCTTGGAGGCGAGAATGGGCAATCGTTATATTGGACGAACCGTTAAAACGTCTCGAGTTATTTTTTCAATGCAAAAAAGTTTTTGTAAACTTTACGAGTAATAAATAAAAAATAAAATAAGTTGGTGTATGTACGTGGAGTAACCAACAAGTATTAGATATATGTGTAGATTAGGTAGATCTATTACTATCAGGATCAAGTATACCTAAGCATTGAATGTTTAATCTTTATCTATATAAGTATTAGATTATTTATTTTAGTATCTATGATTTAATTTTCTATAGATCAATAGAAGTTATACTTGCTATTTATATTTTCTTTTGTAAGCTTGTGTGTATGTTACTGACGAGTAACCTGCGCTCTTCTGTGTAGACGTGTTAAGCACAGGGCGCGTGCGTGTATACATTAGTAGCATTAGGTACATGCTATATAATAGATCTAGTGTAGTGTATTAGTACACTGATGTAGCTAGATCATTTGTAATAAATGTAAATAAAAAAATAAAAACCCTAGGGACATATGCTACCCTAGGGCTTTTACTTAAGAGAAGATATTAAGTTGTTAAGTTATACAACGATGTTAACGTGTGGATCTCCAGCGAAGATCAGTGTGAATGTTTCTTCATCGAGTAGACCAGTAGCTGTTAAGCCTTTGCTATTTTGAAACTTCTCTACAGCAAGCTTTGTTAGCTCACCGTACCATCCATCCTTGTCAGCGTCAGCGTCACTGAAGCCTAGCTCCGTAAGGCGACGTTGTAGGTGATGAACTGAAAGAGACTTACGTGTTGCCTTGTTCATGTACACACAGTTAGCAAGGTGCACCTCGTCTTGGTCTAAGCCAGCTACCGCAACGTTGGGACGATACTTGTCTGCGCGTACGTGTTCCTTTACTGGAGCTGGTTCCTCCACCACTGGGGCAGGTTCCTCAACGTGTACAGGAGTTTCTGGCTGAGCAGGCACTTCAGGCTGAGCAGGTGCCTCTTCGACTACTGCTTCTGTAGGTACCGTATGTTCTTGATTCTCTGCAGGTTGATCTTCGTGTTCTTGATTCATATGGATATCTTATTCCTATCCTTTTGGCTTTGACTTGGTAGATGGGAACTTGTCATACCAGACTGTTACCGCAGGCTCGCTAGCAGTCCCATCATAGGCGTTAGGGCCTAGACCCCACGAACCCCAGTCTGTTCCCTTACTAGTCATATAGTATGCTGCTTGAGTATTGGTGACTGGGTCTAGCAACTCCGCATTGCTATTAATGTTAAACTTATCTCTACGAGTAGAGCCTAAGACTCCTAGCATATTTATCTGAAATAACCCATAAGAGTTATCGCCAGTTCCAATGTTATCAAAGTGTGATGTAGGGTGTCCACGCGATTCCCGCATTACGACAGCCCATGCTGTTTTTAGTGAGCTACCCTTAAATCCAACGCTACTTAATAGGTCTATAAGCTCTTCGCTTGTTAAATCAGTAGCGTCTCTGTACTTGTCTAAAGGGTCTACTGGTGCTGCTTCAGCGCTTGTCACTGGCGCCGCATTTGGTTTTGGCGTGTCCATTTGTACTGCCTGGCTACGCATCATTGTTACTGCTGATATACCAATCACTATTGCAGTGATATAGGCTACGGTCGACACTGCTAGTCCACGTAATGTGAGCAATGCTAGTTCGCCTCCTTAGGTCGGGGATGGGACAACCTAGCTAACTGCGCTAGGCTTCTTGCTACCGCTATGCTCCTCAGATTTTCATCTGTCCTCTACCGCTTGCATAGGGCCGGGGATAAGAAGGGATAACATCGTTAGTCCTCCGTCTCTCCGTAGTGGCTTTTGCCTGTGATAATAATATCACATTAGGCTAATAGAAAGCTAACTGAGCTGGTGGTTTCAGTTAAGTTTGTTGTGTCTAGTTCGTTCTTCAATTAGTTTGGATAGTTCTAGAACAGCTCTTTGTCTGTCTTCTTCGTTTCTTACTATGAATACTGCATCGTATTTTTTAATATTTCCACACCCGCAGGCGCACAAGTACATGGCCTCTGGAGCTTCCCCTTGTGAGGAAGCATCCAGAGATTGCTCTAGTACTATATTGTCTGTGCTAGGCATGCCATTGCAATTGCGCTTAGTCCTAACGAAAGTACAAGTGTACCTTTGTCTGGATACGCTACTGCTACGATCACCGCAAGGAGTGATAACCCAGCTGAGATAACTGCAGGCCAGATTAAATCACGAATCATTATGCGAAGGTTTTGTAGCATTACTTAGTCTTACGGGTCTTTCCCTTAAGACGATCTGATGTGTTGCGAATTTCAGTACCAGACTCAGAGATAAGCTTGCGAGCCTTACCGTATGTGATTCCGAGATCTTGTGCGACCTCAACCACTGACTTACCTGAGGTGTAGAGTTGCGCTGCTTGTGTTGGTGATACTGTTGACATTGTGTTACCTTTCTTCATTTCTTCGTTGTTGCACTCTGTGTTTAGCAAAGTACGTGACTGTGCAATTAAGTCACGCGCTTCATCGAGTAGCATTTGACTACTCAAGATTTCTTTTCTTTCTTTGGCGCTTTCTTACCGTGTACGTTGCAGAGAGATCTTCCTTCCCACGCGGAACGTGGTTTAACGTTATTGTCGCAGTCTGACCCGTAACCTGCAGCAGCGCACTGAACTCTTTCTTTTTTAATAAGCCCAGTTATTAAAGAAGTTATTGATCTCTTTACTACGCTATTGTTTATTTTGAATCCATTTTCCGCGTGACATGTTAAGCACAGGTACTCGTTACGGCGATGGTCTGGGTCACGTACAGAGTATGGTGAATCACATTTGTCACAGTGTTGAACATAGTTGTGTGTGCTAACTATCCTGCGATAGTCGTGCGCGCACACAAGTACATCATCCATTTCATAGACAAGTACGTTTGTGTCACTGCACGAAGAGCAGGTTCCATACACATATACCTGTTCGCGTTGAACAGTTCCTTTTGTCATTGCTCCTCCGTATTTGTCATTATGTATACTATAATCCTTCATGCCTTGGTTTGTACATTTTTGGTTAGTTATTTTTTGGACGTACTACTCCTAGAAGAGCTTGTTCTTTTGTGGCTGATGCCATATTGAACTGTCTTTCAGCAAGCTCGTTGAAGGTAGATATGATAAGTACGGAAGGTACGCCTAATGCGGCTATTCCTGCTAAAGATATGAAAAGAGTAAGTAGCCTGATGTCTAAAGCAAATATTCCTGTCATTGCTATACACCAGAAACTGAATAGTACTTTAACAGATAGTGCTAGTCTTCGATACATGAATCCGCGTCTGCGGTATTCCTTTGCTGAGATTGACATGTTACTCCTTACACTCGTATTCTGCTCTTGATACTGTTACTCCTTCAGATACTCCAGGCACCCAAGTAATGACTGCCCACTTGTCTGTGCGCCATCCGCAATCATCGTCATACCACGTTGATCGTATGATATTCGAATCGCAGTGAAAACATGAAGAGTACAAGTCATGATCCATTAGGCTTTTGCCATAAGTAATTTCTGTTGGACTATGGGACGTCACGCGTTACCTTTTACTATCGCGCGTGTTATACAACCACATTCTTCGTAAGGATTGAACCCGCAGAACTGACAATCCATTTTTTCATCGTGAGCTATACAGTAATATGTGAATTGACTTTGATCACAGCACATAAAAGTCGGTTCGTGAACTCGGTAAAACTCAGTCTGAGCAACAAATGTTTCGTCGGATCCTTCGACTGGTTGCGCCACAATTAAACTACTGGCTCTGCAATCGCATTGTCCACAATTACAATGAGGAGCGCCATCAATGGCTTCACAGACATCGCATTTGTTTGTACTATCATTTCTACTTGTCGATGTCATTATGATACAAAGACAAGGGCAATAACTACTGCCATGCCCAATCCAATAAATGCACCGATAATTCCAGACTGAATGTTTTCATCCATCCAGTCTGCAACTGCTAAAAGTGTGTTATTCATAATTAAGCTCCAAAGATGAAGCATAGAGCTAACGCAATTCCTACGCC